ACGGATTCCGGAGCCGAGTCTCAATGGGTCGATGGTGATTTTGTTCGATTTCGATATGGACTACCTGAAAAAATAGGTGGCTGGAATCAACTTACAATTCAAAATAAAACTTTACCAGGAGTTGCACGTGCTCAGCATGCGTGGACATCTTTAGCAGGTGAAAAATATACCGCAATCGGCACATCGCAAGGTTTGTTTCTATATTATGGTGAAAATTTTTATGACATAACTCCTTTAGATACAGCAATTACTGGAGCTGATTTTGATGCAACAACCGGTTCACCAACTGTTACTGTAAACAAAACTGCTCATGGTTTATCTGACGGAAGATATGTAACCTTTTCTAGTGTTACTGTTCCAACTGGATCAGGATACGCAACAACAGATTTTACAGATAATACATTTGAAGTATTAAATTCAACAACGAATACTTTTGAAATTACTATGCCATCTAATTCAGCAGGTACAACTTCTGGAACAGGTTCTGCACAAATAGATCCTTATGTAGTTGTTGGTCCAACTTTTCAATCTGCAGGTTATGGTTGGGGAACATATTTATTTGGTGAAGAAGCATGGGGCACGGAACGTTCAACAAGTAACGTGGTTCTGGATCCAGGCTTCTGGAGTCTAGATAACTTTGGTCAAATATTAGTTGCAACTATTCACAATGGTAAAACATTTACTTGGGATGCAGGAGCAGCAACGCCAAGAGCAATTAGAGCAACGGTTATGACTGGTGCACCTACAGCATCTAGACTTACACAAGTATCCGATAGAGATAGACACGTATTTCATTTTGGAACAGAAACCACAATTGGTGATCCATCAACACAAGATCCAATGTTTATAAGATTTTCAAATCAAGAAGATTTTAATACTTATTCTCCAACTGCAACCAATACCGCTGGAACATTTAGAGTGGATAAAGGAAATGAAATTGTAGGAGCAGTATCTGGTAAAGATTATACTTTGGTATTAACAGATAGTTCTGCATATGTTATTCAATTTGTTGGTCCACCATTTACATTTTCAGTTAAACAAGTTGGTACTAACTGTGGATTGATTGGTCAGCATGCATTGACTTATTCTAATGGTGTTGTCTTTTGGATGTCAGGTGAAGGTGGATTTTTTATGTATGATGGTACCGTTAAAATGATTCCTTGTTTAGTTGAAGACTTTGTGTTTACAACTACAGGAGACAATTTAGGAATTAATTATGATGCAGGTCAGATTGTTTATGCAGAACATAATACTTTATATAATGAAGTAAATTGGTTTTATGCAAAAAATGGTTCTGATCAAATTGATAGATGTGTAACTTATAACTACGGAGAAAACTGTTGGACAACTTCTTCACTTGCTAGAACTAGTTATGTAGATACAGGTGTATTTGATTTACCATATGCAACGGAGTACAATACAACAGCTGTACCTAATTTTCCAATACAAGGAATTACTGCAAAGTATGGAGCATCAACTTATTATGCTCATGAAACCGGAACCGATCAAGTTAGAAATGGTACCACTACATCGATTAATGCTTACATTCAATCAGGCGATTTTGATATTACCAATACCAATAACATCGCTAACCTACAAGGAGATGGTGATTTTATTATGTCAGTTAAACGATTTATACCTGATTTTAAAGTGTTATCGGGTAATTCAAAAGTCACATTATTACTAAATAATTATCCAACGGATACGGCATCAAGTTCACCTTTGGGTCCATTTACAATTTCATCTTCTACTGATAAAGTAGATACCCGTGCAAGAGGAAGACTTGTATCCATTAAAATAGAAAATGATGCTGTAGGAGAAACATGGCGTTATGGAACATTTAGACTGGACGCAAGACCTGATGGAAGACGATAATGGCAAAAATAACTGCATACATACCAGAACCGAAACCAGATTATGAAGTTGAAAATCAAAGACAGATTTTACAAGCGGTGGATACAATTAAAAACGAATTAAATTTTTCTTTTCAAGATGATTTAAAAAAAGAAACAGAAAGATTTACTTGGTTTAATATGAGGTCGGGTGGATAATGAGTTGTAATAATGTCAATGTAGAACCCACAGTAATTGGTGGTGGAGATGGATCCACAGCTTATGATGCATTTGGAAGATTAAGAGTTTCTAATCCATTAACGATATTTGATTCAGCAAATGTTATGTCAAAGAATAATCTCTTTGATGAAGCATTGACAGGATCTGGAACTGTTTCTTATACAGCAAATAAATCTACGGTTAATTTAAATGTAACCACAGCGAGTGGTGATAAAGTAATTAGACAATCCAAAAGAGTGATGTCTTATCAACCAGGTAAGTCCTTATTGATATTAAATACTTTTGTTATGAACACACCAGAAGAAGATTTAAAACAAAAAGTGGGAACCTTTGATGCTAATAATGGAATATTTTTTATGGCAGATGGTATAACACTTAAAATTGTAAGACGTACGTATGTAACGGGATCTGCGGTAGATACTGAAATATCTCAATCTGCTTGGAACGGAGATAAACTCAATGGTACAGGTGCAAGTGGTTATAGTTTAAATGTAGATAAAGCTTGTATTCTATTTACCGATTATGAGTGGTTAGGAATGGGTGCGGTTAGAGTTGGATTTGTTATTGATGGTAAATTTATTACCGCGCATACATTTTACAATGCAAATGATTTAACAACCGTCTATATGCAAACGGCAAACTTACCTATTAGGTATGAAATAGAAACTACAGGGACGATTTCAGGAGCAGCCGTATTACAACAAGTTTGTTCTACTTGTATTATTGAAGGTGGTTATTCACCAGAAGGTATAAGAGAAATGATTGGAACCTCTCAAATTAATGCAGGAGTTAATTTAACTACAGCAAATACTTATTATAATATTGCAACTATTAGGATTAAATCAAGTAGACCTTATGCTGTTATTGTTCCTTCTGGACTAGATGTGCTTAATATTTCTAATAATGATTTTGAATGGGGTTTATTTTTTAATGCCACTCCTTCATCCGCATTTTCTTACACAAGTTATTCTGATAATGTAGAATATGATTTAACAACGGTTGATTTAACTGCAACAGGCACTAGAGTTGCTGGTGGTTATCTTGGTGGTAAAACAACTCCTTTTACATTACCTACTGACTTTGTTCCTTTTGCTTATCAATTAGGACAGACAATTGGAGGAACTTCTGATACATTAACTTTAGGAGTAAGATCAGGTACAGCAAATGGAGATGTGTCTGGTTTAATTAAATGGATTGATTTAACATAATGGCTAATTTTTATAAAAACGCATTCTATGATCCAACGGTTACTACAGCAGTAACGACTTACACTTGTCCAAGTAATGCCAATGCAATTATACAAAATGTGCAGGTAACTAATTCAGGTGGATCAAAAACATTTAAAGTACATATAACTGATAATTCTGCATCTACAAGTTATGTAGTAGCGCATGCAAGTATTACAGGGCCTACAATCTGTAATGTAGCAAAAGGACCCTTAATATTAGAAGATAATGATTTAATAGCCCTTGAAACTTCTGATACATCTGGTATAAGTGCAACAATATCAATATTAGAAATTAGTAGAGAGGATCAAAACGGATAATGGCACACGATGATTTACCAAAAATTCATTGTACAACTACAGTGACTATTAGAAATATTAAAACTAATAAGATATATAAAGATGAAGCAGAAAGAGATGCAGATATCGCAGATCCTAATACTTTAACAACAGCAAACGATATTGCTCAAGATGTTGAAATACAAGTTTCTCCGAAAGGTCTTAATGTTTTACAGAAAGTAATGAATCAAAAAAATGACCCAGCAAAGTCCTAGAGGCGGAACAGAATTACAATTAGAATATCTATATAAATATGTAGATAATAAATTATTAGATCAAGTACAGATTACAACATCTGTCCCTGAAAAAATTCCGTTACATCCAACAAAGATGAATATTCTTTGGCAAAAAAATTCTTATGATCAACCTAATTTAATGCCATGGTTTAAAGATAAATCTAATCACAATAAATATGATTGGTATGTTTTTAATTCACATTGGAATTATGAAAAATTTAGAATGATGTTTGATATACCAACTGACAGATCGTTAGTGATTAAAAATGGTATTGATAATATTAAACCTAGAAATTTAAATGAAAAAATAGATAAAATAAAACTCATCTTTCATCCAACACCT